TATCAGAAATGCATGACAAGTGGTTGCCAGAAACACATTTTAAGTTGGTGGGACAGATTACACGACATCCTTTTTATAAGAATCGTCGTACAATTGACCCTTTTATTGAGATGTATTATGATGATCACGAAGTTGAGAAACCGAAAGAATGGGGGTTGCCAATTCCAAATGAGGAGGCAGCTTATAAATCTTTATCTAAATATGCTAAAGATTGTCCAGCTCTTGATGATGATCAAGTCCGTGATATGAATAGAGCTTGGGAATGGACTTCCAAGCATTTTTATCCGTATATGTGTGGTGCGAAAGTGCGCACTCTGGAGGAAGTTGTGTCTAAGTTAGATAGAACAACCTCTGCAGGTGCACCTTTTAACACCCTTTATGGGACAAAAGGAGATTTATTGGATTCTGATGAGAGTATTATGCAAACGTTTGAGGAGAGTTGGCAACTTTTGGGTTGTGACTGGAATCACACGTATTTGTGTACTAATGCTTTGAAGGAGGAGATTCGTCCGTCTGAAAAGACAGAACAGAATAAAATCCGAACATTTACAGCGATGGCTGTGGATGCTACTGTGGACGGGAATCGACTATTTGCTGATATGAATGAAAAAATGAATTCAGCGTGGTTGGTTTCTAGTTCTACGGTTGGTTGGAGTCCAATGAATGGAAATTGGGACGGTTGTTGGAAAAATTGGCCGTCCATCCGAATGGTTATGCTCTTGACGAAAGTGAGTATGACTCTAGTTTACGCTCCTATATGATGTGGGGGTGTGCAAGAATGCGATGGAATTGTTTGCGTGATGAAGATAAGACAAGTGAAAATTTGCAACGCATCAGAACATATTATCGCAATTTAGTTAATACAGTGATTATTTCACCAGAGGGTGTTTTGATCACAAAACTTGGAGGTAATCCCTCAGGGAGTGTGAATACTATTAATGATAATACATTGATTTTATTTACTTTACTTAGTTATGCATGGATTCGCTTGGTTCCTGATAAAGAGGGAACAACACTAGCAGAGCTTCTAAATAATGTTGCTTTTGCTTTGTGTGGTGATGATAATACATGGACTGTGAGTGATGAGGCCCATCCTTTTTATAATGGTAAGTTGGTGTGTGAGGAATTTAGTTCAATTGGAATTATTACCACCTCAGATACTTACGAGCCTAGAGCTGCGGAAGATCTTGATTATTTGAGTGCACATACAGTATATTTGAAAGGATTTGCTGTGCCTCAGTATAATAGGCGGAAAATTTTAACATCATTGTTGTATAGTAATCGACAAAAACATACTCCTGCAAATGCTCTTAATAGGACATGTGGGATGTTAGTTTGTGGTTACACTGATATAGTGTTGCGAAAGTTTTTGAGAGATGTTATTAATTGGTTGTTGGAAAGGTTTGATCGAGTTTGTTTTGACGATCCAGAATGGATTGTAGCGAAAACTGGGATTTTGAGTGATCAACGGTTATTTGATCTCTGGACAGGAACATCCTTATTTCTGACAGAGCAATGTTTCCAGTCTTGCACAAAGGATACTGGAACAAAAGAACAAATGAGTTCACCGGCGAACAATGCCAATAAAAGCCAACCAAAGCGTGGGGGAGGCGAGAAAGCGACACGTATAATATTTACTGCTGAAGAGCAGGAGAAACATGTGAAGAACCTTGCGAAAGGTGTTTCTAAGGCCGATTCAAAAGGCCGAATCTTACAAGCTCGTTTGGACAAGAAGCAATCTGTCCAAGTGAAACCTGTTGTAGTACATGTTGAAAAACAGAAAGTGCAACAGGCTGGCCCTAAGAAGCCACAATTTTTACAACAGAAGTTGAAGAGTAATATCTCAAACTCTGTGGAAGGAAGAAAGAAAAAGAAAGATCGTTATGGTGGTCGAGCGCCGGAATGGTGGGAAAAGTTAATGGATACAGGTTCAGACCTGGTTGAACACTTTGCACCACTTTTGATGGGAATGGGTGATTATGATGAAGATCGGCTTGCAACAAGTCCGGAACCGGAAGCGAATTCGATTTTAGCGGGAGCTACAAATGGAAAGCACGGGGGTTCGCTTGTTCGCGAGTTGAAGAGTGGGAGAAGTGATGTGCCATGTATTCATGAGGATGG